ATATGCGCTCGTAACTCAGTTGGTAGAGTATCGCTCTTTTAAAGCGAGAGTCACCGGTTCGAACCCGGTCGAGCGCACCAAGAGGAAATCCTCTTTAAAATGTGCTTGAAGCTCATGTGGACGGGCATTCCGCTTTTAACGGAAGAGTAGAGAGTTCATATATACGAACAATAATATATGTATTTGCACATATATACGAACGTTATCTCAACTATAAAAGCAGTTTTTCGTTCCTGTTTTTGCCCTTGTAGCTCAGCTGGCAGAGCGTCGGTGTCGTAATCCGAATGTCGCAGGTTCGATTCCTGTCGAGGGCTCCAATTCATGTAGCTCGGTTTTATTTTATTTAGATATATAATAAAACCGAGCTACATGAATAAAGATGAAAAACTGAAAGGCAAGGTTGAAAAAGTCTGAAAAATTTTCAAAGAGACAGGGCAAAGATCTGATAATCCGAAAGGTATGACCTATACGTCTGGAGTCTCTTATTTTAAACAAAAAAAAACAGTAACGCTATGAAAATTTTAGTAGAGATCAGAGCGGCGATAGGCGGAGAAGATGCCAAGCTGCTAGTAGAGGACATGGCCGGGATTTATCAGAAGGCTGCGTCGAGAAACAACTTTATTTGTGATACAAACCACTGAAGAGATGGGTTCGTGTCGCTATGAATGACCGGACCAAACGTTAAAGAGTTCTTCTCTAACGAAGCTGGCGTTCATTGCTGGCAAAGAGTCCCTGATACAGAAAAGAAAGGAAGATTACAGACGAGCACGATTACCGTGGCCGTGATGGATCCCTCATCCGTATGCGAGTACGTTTTGGATCCTAACGATGTCTCGACTAAGTACTGCCGTTCAGGCGGCAAGGGCGGTCAGAACGTCAACAAGGTAGAGACTTGTGTGGTGTTGACACACCACCCGTCCGGAATAATGGTAAGATCGGAAGAGACCAGGCATAGAGCGAAGAATGAGGTTATTGCATGGGAACGCTTGGCTGACAAACTGTCAAAGATTCACGACGCGGCGAGTTCGGTTAAGTTCAACAACGGGAGGGCAGATCAGATAGGAAATGGACAGAGGTGTGATAAGCGCCGTACGTACCGGGTGAAGGACAATTTGGTCGTCGATCACGTCAATGGAAGAAATGCGAAGCTGAAGGATATTTTACGCGGTAATTTGGGTATCTTGCATAGATAATTTTAATAGATAAATTGGCAAAGTAGCTTAGCGGCTAGAGCGTCTGTCGGTGAATGCTACAGGAGACGTTGGTTCGAGTTCAACCTAGTCACTTTAAAAGAAACAAGATGAATGAAATTATTTACATAGCGAGTCCTTACTCTCATACTGATCCTGCTGTTGTTCAGTCGAACTTTGAGACGATCGAAGTATTGTGCACGGTGCGTTAAGAACGGCGAGGTATTAATATCACCGATAACGTATGGACACATGCTCCTCACGTTCGAGGAGATGTCCAGCAGCTGGGAGTTCTGGACCAATTTCTGTCTGTCCATCCTGGTGAAGTGTGACAGGATCCGTGTGGTGAAGATGGATGGAACAAGTCAGCCGGGTGAAATGCGAGCTGAGCTGTGCAAGGGATCATGATATACCGATAGAGTACGTAGAGCACATAAATGGAAATTTTTATAAAACTATAAATTATTGATATATGGAACCGAAAGACTTATCAATTATTGAACTGAAGAAGTTTCATAAAGTGATGCAAGAAAAGAAAAAATGTGCAAAAGATAATGAGACAAAGGCCAAAGCTATGATTGTTCTCAGTATGTTAGATGAAGAATTAGATAGTAGAGGTTACGACGTTAAAAAATTATTTAAAAATTATGAAATATGAGTAATTGGAATGTAATAAAAACAAAGATCGAAGTATTCGATCACCCAGACGCAGAACGTCTGCAGTTGGGAAAGGTAGGAACGTATCAGGTCGTCGTGCAGAAAGGACTGTATGAGGGCGGGGAGGAAGTCGTATTCGCGCCGGAGAAATCTGTGCTTACTGGTGAACTAGAGAAGGAATACAAGAATTACCTTGCTGTTCCAGATCAGAATAGGGTTCATGCCGTTAGATTAAGAGGTGAGCTGTCGTGTGGAATCATAATCCCTCCCCACCTTATTGTCGCACAGTGTGGTAAGACCATTGACGAGATACCTGACGATGAACTTGCTAAAACACTAGGTATAACCAAGTACGTCCCAGAGGTTCCTGTCGAGATGAATGGTTTGGCAGAACCTATTACCTACGACAACCTTTCTGTAAATCATGATGTAGAACAGTTTGGCGTGTATGCTTCAAATTTTGTAGATAATGAAAGAGTTGTGATTACTTGTAAATTACATGGTTCGCAAATTGTTGCATATTATGCGATAGATCAAAATGGTAGTGTACATAAATGGGTATCTACAAAAAATTACAATGCTGCAGGATTATGTTTGACAGAATCTACTACTAATTTTTATTGGCGGGCTGTTAATGATATTAATTTGTGGGATTTAATTTCATATAGAGTAACAAAAGATAATATTAATCTTATAAATAATTGTCTCTCCAAATGGTGCTATGTTGTTCAAGTATTTGGTGAAGCATTACCGTGTCAAAGTTTAAAATATGGATTTAGTGCACCAACAATGAAGATATTTGGTGTTGTATTTAATGGCGAATCTATACCTTATGATCAGTTAACAGATGAATTACAGAAACATTGGGTACCTATTTTATATGACGGACCATACGAAAATATTCAGGAATTAAAAAAATTAGCACTTGGTAATGAAACAGTTTCTGGTAAAGAATTACATATTAAAGAAGGTATTGTAATTAGACCTTATAAGGATCGGAGAGCTTCTGACGGTACATGGTTAAAAGTTAAAATAATTAATAAGGCTTATAAGGAAACAGGCGAAGAGTTTTCATAAATATGTGTGAAGTAGTCAACATTAACAAAGATCCGTTCGACGTATACATCGGCAGACACCCCGACCCGATAAAGGGAAAGTGGGGCAACCCGTTCTCGCACAAGATGGGCACAATGGCGTTGTTTAAGACATCCACCAGGAAGGAGTCTATAGTTAGGTACGAATCGTACCTGTTGTCCAACCAAGAGCTCATGGACAGTTTACATGAGCTTAAGTTTAAAACACTTGGATGCTGGTGCAAACCTAATAAAATATGTCATGGTGATATTTTAAAAAAATATGTGGACAAATTAGAGAAGGGGTTTCCTGCTACTTTATTTTAATAATTTTTTAAATTCATCATATTGCTTATCAATTATAAATATAAAATTATATCCATTTGTCAAGCACGCTTTCTTTTTTTCTATATTTTTTTCTAGTTCATAATTATACACATAAGTAGATTTAATTTCCACGGTAAGTTTTTCTATTTTTTACGAAACAAATTATAAAAAAAGGATAAATAGATTATGATGTGTTACAGTTTACATACGGTTAGTTCGGCAGGATCAGATTGCGATCGTACATTCGTGTACGGTGAATCGTCATATCTGGCGGCAGGGCAAACCATATCAACTAAATCAATTAACATGTTATAGGCGCGGAATAAAATAAAAACCGCGTTTGAATTAAATTCAAGGCGGATCTCAAGGCATAAGTTCTTTCCCGCCGAGGATAAAAAGGAGGACTTATGAAAAATTTAACTTTAGTACTTAACGCGGATGATATACCGTTGAATGTTGCAACTCAGGTGCGGGCATTTAACCTTGTCTTTAAGGGTAAGGCTACTATCGTTTCGCACGACGAGGGTAACCCTATGTTGAGCGAGTATAACTCGTACAAGCGGCCTATCATAATCAGGCTCACCAAGTGGGTGTATGTTCCTCACAAGAAGCAGATGCCATTAACCAGGCATAATATATACAAGAGAGATGGACACCAGTGCATGTACTGTCCTTCTACAAAGAAGTTGACACTAGACCACGTCTTGCCAAAATCTAAGGGTGGTAAGAATACGTGGGAGAACCTCGCAACTTGCTGTGGCAAGTGTAACAGCAAGAAGGACAACAAGACTCTGGAAGAGGCAGGCATGAAGCTCAGGTTCATGCCGTTTGCTCCTGACTATGCGTTCTTTGTGAATTTTACTAGTGTGGAGCACGCTCACTGGACTAAATATTTTGAGGACAAAAAGAAAAAGGGATACTGATGTATCCCTTTTGTTTTACTGCTTTGTTTCGTGTATTCTGAATTCAACTTTCGGCATCATTGTACCCTCTGCAATTATTTCAAACTCGTTATTATACCTTTTGTATCCCATTACTGTACAATACTCGTTGATTAATGTTTGTATTGGTTTGTCATCGAATGGATTAGTTTGGAATGCATATATGAAATCGGCATGCAGCATGATTTGTGCTTTGTTAACATGTCCATCAATGAACGCACATCGGATATTCTCAATGATACCCATCTCATTGGTCATAAGTCTGGAATCATCTGTAATATAGAATATACACCAGGCGTGCGTATCGCACAATTCTTTAACACGCGTAGTAGATAAATTCCGCCATGCGCTGACTTGTATGAATTTAACAGATGCCTGATCAGCATCTTGTAATATCTGACCAGTAACATTGTTAAGATAAAATTGTGGTTCGGTGCAGAATAGAACCTTGTTCATATCAACACCAAGTGTCTTAAGAAAGTTTTTTGATTTTTTGAGGGATTCATTGAATTTCCAGTTTTCTATGTCAGCGTGACTGACCTGTTCCAACATTTCTTCTATTGATAGCGGGGATCCGCCTTGTTTTATCGCCTCATCGCGTGAATTGATTTTGTTCTGTTTTCTCTCATCAGAGAGTACATAGTTTCCGAAGGATATTATATCCTTTTCATTGTAGTAAGTAACCATAATATTCGTTTCATTTAGGTTTCATATAGCCTATATTGACTATAACTATTTTTTATATAAATATTTTGAAAATTGTTTCGTTCTGGTTCTCGTGTATCAGGTATTCATATTTTTTTCATATTGAGGTATATAATATGATTAACTAAATTAAATTGTTATGGCTAAGCAGTCAGAAAAAGATTTACAAGAAGAGATAAGACAGAACCTTGAGAGCCTATTGGGAGACGATCCAATGGTTGACGCGAAATCGCCAGCTACAGCGGCAAACGCATCGCAGCCGGTAGAACGTCAACAGCAGAACGGCGTTGCCATTGATGGAGGAACAGACCTAGGCGACAAGCTCCAGCACCCATTCTCGGTTCCGATGGATTTTCATGTCAAGCGTAAGGAGGCGATGACCGATGCCAAGAGGACGCTTAAGTCGCTGATGGACTTCTATCTCGGCAGCAAGATAATAAAGAAGAACGAATACGTCAAGTACAAGAAGAGGGTTGACGAGATGAGTCTATCCAACATGATGTTCGCGATAGAGACCTCACAACACGCAGTGATAAAGTTGCTCGAGGAGATCGACATGGGCAATACTCACCCTAGAAACTTTGAGGCAATATCAATGCTAAACAGCAACATGATGAACATGATAAAACACCAGCAGGCACTATTCGTCACGATGGAAGAGGGATACAAGAAAATCAAGAATGACCACGAAGCAGTAGAGGCCGAGGACCGTACAGTTGATGCTACATCAGAGGACGTTACCATACTGGACGGATCATTCAAGACCAGGGGCACTAAGATGCTAATGGCCAACCTACAAAAGACGATAAAGGCTAACGCTACAGAAGAGATTACGGAGTCAGTGCCAAGACTTACAGATGTACGCAACAGGCCTGAAAATACTGTGTCAGGTATACTGAAAAAAAAATTAGATTCTGATGATTCTGATGATTCTGATGAAATATATGGTGATCTTGATGAACATTTCTAAACAGACAAAATCATTTTTAAAATATCATCCCAATTTATACTGAGCCCTGTTATTCTAATTAATTGTATATTATTTTCTCGACAGAACTTAGATTTAATTTTATCATTTTCTTGTTGTACTTTAAATCGGTCGTCACCACCAAAAAACTTATATGACTTCTTATGCTGTTTTCCATCAAATTCAATACAACATTGATGATCCGGTATGTAAAAATCAAAAGGTAATGTTCGTTTTCTTCGGCAACCACTAAATTTGTACTGCTCAATAAATCTAATATTATTATCATTCAGAAAATTAGCAATCTTCGTTTCACCATGTGACCTCCTACATATTGGACAACCTTGCCCGCGTAGATGATTATTGGGTAACTGTAAAAAATCCCCGTGTTTATTCTTTTTACAAGTGATAATCAATTTCTTCTTGCTGTGTACGTAAACAGTCTTCATGTAATCGTACGTATTGCCATGCACTTCCTTGAATAGTTTGATGTATTCCTCTGTATCTGGCACGTTAGTATGTGCACACTTAGGACATCCACTGCCTGATCCGTGTGATACATGATTTTGCCGGAACTCACCATGTGTTTTACATATTATAGTTACCCTTTTATGTGCACCTACATAATCTACTTTACTGTAATCATATAAATCACCGTGTATTTTTTGTGCGTGTTCGATGAAAGTTTCAGTCGTTAGTTTACAAGTTCCTGTACATTTAGGACACCCAGCACCATTTGTGTGTGCATTAGGACACTGTTCAAATTCACCGTGATCCTTACATATTATAGTAATCATCTTCTGTGCACCTATATATACAGATTTAGAATAATCATATAAATCACCGTGTACAAGTAAAGCCTTCTCCTTGAAGTAATCAGTTGTTTTTGACACACCTTTTATGGTCCTAGCCCGTCCACATTTTGGACAGCCTGCGCCGTTCAAATGTAATTTTGGTGTCTGTGAAAAAATTCCGTGCACTTTACAAATAATATCAACTTTGGTTGTTGTATTTTTAAAAACAACGGACATGTAATCATAATTATCATTGTGTATCAGAATTGCTCGGTTTATGAACTCTTTATGGTTTAATTTCCTCATTGGTTTTTCATTGTATTTACTTTATATACATACCGGTTTTTAAAATATATATATATAAATAAACTAACAAAAATGAATCAAGAACTAGCAATTAATAGTTGGACAACTGAGCGAGTTAACGATATACTATTTCGTTTGGATAATGGATTTAAGACTAAAGAAACTCCATTCTGGGATGGTAAACCTGAGTGGCGTGCTGCAAATATTACATTTGAATATATATCAGAAGAAATTGATATATTAAAAAAGTGTTCGACAGATATTATTTATTTCGCTAATACTTTCTGTTATTCGATGACTGATGATGGAATACAAAAAATTGTACTACGAGATTATCAGGAGGATGTACTACGAGATTATCAAGACTATAGATTTAACGTTTTTCTTGCGCCCCGTCAGATCGGCAAGGCCCAGCCATTAGATTCAATTGTATGGTGTGAATCAGGTAAAGTGTTATTTGGCGATTTACAAGTTGGCGACAGCATATATGGTGCTGATGGTAAACTCACCAATGTTATAGGTATTTATCCACAGGGCGTAAAAGACATCTATGAAATTACATTTTCCGACGGTGCCAAAGTTCGATCTTGTGCTGAACATCTTTGGACTGTGAAGACAGCAGATGGCAAGGAACAAACCAAGGAACTGAAAGATATAATGACAGCCGGCGTATTAAACACACGGGGTGATTATAAGTGGTTCGTGCAAACCACTAAACCTGTCGAATTTCCAAAGAAAAAATTTATCATTGATCCGTACACATTGGGCTTACTTATTGGTGACGGCTGCATATCCCAATCGTATACTTCCTTTTCTACGAATGACTTGGAACTGGTTGATCACTTTAACGAAGTTTGTGAAGATCATGATGTCGTATTCAAAAAACATAAATCGATGAAATTATGCAAATACGTCATAACTGGTAAAACTTGGAGAAGCAATCACATCAGAACCAAACTTAATTTGTTGGGATTGGGCGGCAGCCGATCAGAAAACAAATTTATACCTAGTGAGTACTTGTATGGATCAATAGAGCAGCGTATTGCATTATTACAAGGATTATTAGATACCGATGGTCACTGCTCGCCTAAATCAAATATAGAATATTGCACAGTTTCACCACAGCTGGCCAAAGATGTTCGACAGTTGTGTGAATCGCTAGGTATTATAGTACGTACAAGTACTAAGATACCTACTTATACTTATAAGGGTGAATCAAAGAATGGACAATTAGCGTATAGATTAAAATTGCAACTACCCAACGATTTTACATACCCTGTATTTAGATTAAAACGAAAACAAGATAATGTTAGGAATAAGTATTACGATTGGAGCAGAATGCGTGGTATAGCAAAAGTTGAGCTTGTCGGTAAAGAGGAGGCACAGTGCATACAAGTAGATAATGAAGATCACTTGTACTTAACAGATCACTTTATACCAACACACAATACAGTCATAACCGGCATATACCTAGCTTGGTATCTATTATTTAATACTGATAAAAATTTAATGGTATTGAGTAATACCGGAACAACAACAGAGGAGATCATGGACAAGATAAAAACAGTTCTGTCTAATCTACCATTTTTTATGAAGCCTGGCATTTTTGTCAACAATGTCATGAGTATGAAATTCGATAATGGGTGTCGTTTAATAGGACGAACGACTACAAAAAATTCAGCAATTTCGTTCACTATACATAATTTATTTTGTGACGAGTATGCACATGTGCATTCAACATTTATTGAGCCATTTTGGCGTTCGGTCTACCCAACATTATCATCATCTAAAATTTCAAGGTGTACTATTACGTCTACGCCGAATGGCATGAACAAGTTTCAAAACATATACCAGGGTGCGGTCGATGGTCTTAATGATTTTCATCCAATACGTATCGACTGGTGGCAGGTGCCTGGAAGGGACGAGGAGTGGATGAACTCCGAGATCGCTAATCTCGGATCCATAGAGGATTTCAATCAGGAGTATGGTAACCAGTTTTTGGCATCTGATAAGTTGTTGTTGGACGGATCTACGCTAGGAAGCATGCGTAAAACACAGACAGAATTTAGGTGGATGGAACTTGACGCTTTAAACGACCTGATTGACTACGAGAAGCTTACGTGGCATCCCAAGTTCGATTTTGACAATGTGTCTGACACTGATCAGTTCGTATTTTCTGTTGATACTGCGAATGGCGGTGGCGGTGACTACTCAGTTATAAACATATTCAAGCTGATACCTACTCCTATACGTATGATCAAAAAGAAGATCAAGTATCAGGACGAGAGCGATTTCTTTTCGCTAATGCAAGTAGGCTTGTTCAGGAGCAATCGGCATAACATAGAAGAGCTTCAGGTGATACTTGAGGGCTTAATGTTCGGCGTATTTAAACCTGAGCAGGTCAAGGTTGTATTGGAGATGGACTTCAAGGGTAACTTATTATATGAGCGCATATCACAGCACGAATCATTCTGGGAAGACATATTCATACACACCAAGCACTCGCAGGCTGCTATACGGCTGATGCCTGGCACAAAGCTTAATCCTAAGAACAAGCTGGAGTACTGTATGGAGCTGAAGAGACTCGTCAAGAGTGCCAGGATAATAACGTATGAAAAACAGACTTTTGGCGAGCTAGCTGCGTTTGGCATCAATTCAAAGGGTTCGTATTCGAGTCAGAGTGGTCATGACGATATTGCTATGACGATGGTTAATCTAACTGTATTTTTCGATAGTCCTCAATATTATGAGATGGTAGAGAATATATATGATTATCTATCTGATAAGTATAAGAAGACAATTGAGGAAAAAATGAACTCTGGTACAGACGAAGCAGATTTCGATTTTGATGATGTAAAAGATCTACTATAAAAAAAACTTTTAAGTGTTACCATTTTCTGCGCGGCTATCGTGATATATAATAAAATGTTCTGGACGTACTAATTGGAAAAATTTCATGACGCGCGGGATATATAGATAAAAATAATTCATCTAAGAATGGCACAAAAAATAAGGTTAGACCTAAGCAGGTTCAAAGCAAGTGGTGTTTACACTCTTGAATTCGACCAGAGCGAAAATATCATACTAACGCCACAGACTATTCGTCTGGTTGTTGGATTCTCTAAAAAAGGTCCTTTTAACGCACCAGTATTTTGCCCAGACATCAAAACAGCGAGAAGGGTATTTGGAGACATTGATTCTTCACTAGAAAGAAAAGGATCATTTTTCCACAGATCTTTGTTCACATGTTTACAGAACGGACCCGTGTTCGCTCTTAATTTGTTAAGCTTAAATGACGACGACACGACATCACCTGATGCATCTGACAAGATAAATTATTTATCGTTCTCTGTCGATTCTGGAAGCGCTGGATATTCACTTCCAACACACGCTGTAGAAGACAACGGTGTATCGCACTTGAAACTATTTAGTTCATTCTACAACAAAGAGAGATTCTGGTTTCCAGATCCTTCTTACTTCTTAGCTACTGTTTCTGCTACGGCAAGTGACAATGGTAAACTGTTAAACTTTACTAACCTCGGTAAATCGCCGTTGTCAGTGATGGTGTTAAAGTCTGATGTTAAGGGATACGATCTTACCGCTAAAGAGTGGTTCGCGACCGGAGGACAAACAAAGCCTGACTTCATCAACGATAACGATTATATCAATGATTTCTTCATCGACGTTATTGCCGTAGAAGGTAATTGGACAGACTATGCAGCATTATCTATCGATCCTGTTTACAGCACGTACTTCAACGCGAGAGGCGTCATCAAGGCTAATTTAACAGCATTCTTATCATTACCTGAGGTTACGACAATTGCTAGTGTGACTGGTACTATAATACCAGATTTCATAGACAAGAACGGAGTTAATCAATACATCCAGGTTATCGTAAACAATACGGTTGCTACAACTGGAATGTTTGTAGCCGTTAACGAGCAAGCACTCGATGACCTAAGCAATAACGATTTTGGACTTGACCTTGTTGGTCACAACTTGATTGCTGGTATAACCGGTGGTCAAACTGAGATCGATTTTATTTCGTACAAAGCACCACTCATAAACGATTACGAATATGCTGACGTCGTTCCTACATACGTTTTTGTTGGTTCGCCTTATACATCACTTATTGCAGACGAGACCACACAGATATACATAGATTGGAAAGCTGGTATTATTACAGACCAAGACTACATCATCAAAGACGGCGCAGGTACTAAGCAGTATCTTAAGTTCTTCTCAGGTGTTGACGGTTTAGGTACGGCTTACGTTGAAGTTAAAGCGTACGACAGTATCGATTTTACTTCACAAGAAAACATTGCAACTTTCGGATCTACGTATAACACAGCTGGTGCACTAGTTGCAACCAACCTTAACATAGTTTCTATTTATGGAACATACAATGAATTTGTAAATACAATTAGTGCATCAACACTTACACCTGTGCCAACATTATTGGCTAATGAGTTCATCGTTTCAGCAGTAGATGCACTAAAGGTTCCAGTCGGTGATTTAATCGTGGACTCTTCTGGCACCAGATTGACACGAATCGTAAGAACTGTACAGTATGACATCGCAGGTAACGTTAAGGTACAAACCACTATTCCTGTGAAAGTTTATCCGTATAACCAGGTACAGAAATTCGAGAAGATACAAGACTTCGTACAAGAGTTTCAGTTCTACAGTGTTGCTGGATTTGCATTATTGGAGAAACACCAACCTAACGGATCTACTTCTAGGATGAATGAAATTTTAGACGTTATCTATAACACAAACTTAGCGGTAACACTTAAGAGCAAAGATGCTATCAACTTTAGATACATCGTTGACACGTTCAACGGCAGTCTTGAGCCTAACTCCAAATGGAGACTTTCTAAGCTCGCTAAATTAAGACAAAAAGCACTTGCACTGATCAACACGCCATCTATAAAGCAATTTATCGACAGCACTGATCCAAGGTTCACCGATGCACCTACATCGTCTAATCCTAAGCCGCTATTAAATACAAGGTATATCTCGACTGGTGGTAACCTATCGTTGAACCCAAGCTTCGTCTACTCGTTAGTCGATGAAGAGCTAGGATCTAAGTTCTGTGGATATTTCGCACCGAACCTTATGCTTAGAGAGGGCGGTAAGAACATTTCTGTTCCACCATCAGCACACGTTTCCAACTTGTTCATAAACAAGTTTATAAACGGTACGCCTTATGCTATCGTAGCTGGTCCAAGAAGAGGTCTTATATCTGATCCTAACTTAGTTGGTGTGGAATACGAATTCTCAGACGAAGATAGAGAGTACATCGAGGTATTCGGTATCAACCCGATCATCAGGAAGAGAGGACAAGGAGTTATGATCTATGCTAACCAATCTGGTTTTCAGAGAGTCAACTCGGCGTTCAATAACCTTCACGTTAGAGATTTACTTATCACTATCGAGACTGACATTGAGGCAATCCTTGAAAACTACCTGTTCGAATTCAACGATCCATCAACTAGACTTGAGATCAAAACTAAGGTTGACAACTACTTAGAAGGCGTTCAGTCTGCCGGTGGAATCTTCGATTTCGTTACGATCATGGACTCTTCTAACAACACAGCCGAGATAATCGACCAGAACATAGGTATCATCGATGTGATCTTAGAACCTGCTAGAGGTATCAACAAGTTCATCAACAGGGTAACCGTTGTAAGAAATGGAGCTGTTGCATCTGGAGGATTCACAGTTGCATAAATAAACGGGTCCTGACTTCGGTTGGGACTATTAAATAAATGGGTCCTGACTTCGGTTGGGACTCTTAACTTAATACAAAGAAGATGAAGAAATTAAGCACAATAGACGAATTTATCAATGAAGCATTGCAACCTGGTGAAGATAACATCGCCAATGGTGCTGGAATACTTACCGTCAAACGCACAGACGACAATCAGGGATTTAATATTAAAATCAATTTTCAAGGTTCAGTACACGATGGGGACATACCTAACGATGCACAAGAACAGTTACGTAAGGTAGCAAATGAGCTAGGTGAGATACTTGCTGAAAAATTGGATTGGATAAATTAAACTGAAATATGAAATTATGAAACATATTAAATTATTTGAAGATTTTAATGCAGGTAAGCGCGAATCAATAGTATCTGCATTTGATAATAAACAAGGTAACTTGTTAGGCAGTAATCGATCGCATTTGTATCATTTACTTAAAAAATTTTCAGACAGAAAATTTAGTAATTATATTTCACATACTAGAAACCCCAAAAGTTTTTGGGACAAAATGTTTGACGGACTTAACGGTTCTGATCTCATAGATAAATTTTTAACGCTTCCTGAAGTAAAAGAAAAATTTGAAATCTTAAATAAACTTGTTAAGAAACATAAAGTATCAATACAACTTGATGATACTCTGAAATTAGACGACAAAATACTGGATTTTGATATTTCAGTATCTTTAGATTTTGATATAACCGGCGAACCGGAAGATATAATGAGTTTCTTGAGTGACAAACGTATTAAAGATGTTATAATATTTAGGATAAATGACAGTGGATATGATGATAAAGATCTAGCTATCATTAATAAAAAACTTGGCAAAACGTTAACACCTGAAGAAGATAAGTTGGTACAAGAATTATTTGACGAAATTCCACAAAAAGGAAAACAAATATTACAAGATAGTCTTACTGATAAGAAATAATGATAAGTGGTGTATATCAAATATTGAATACAGTTACTAATAAAATTTATATTGGTAGCGCTATAGATATTGATAAGCGGCAAAGAAAACATTTTAATCTTCTTAAATGTGATAACTATCCAAACAATTATTTACAAAATGCTTGGAATAAATATGGAGCAGATTCATTTGTATTCGAATTATTAGAAGCAACTAAATCTGATAAAGATTCTATCATTGAAAAAGAACAACATTATTTAGATACGTTACAACCATTCGGTGATCATGGATATAACATTTGTACTGTTGCATATAGTTGTCTTGGTATAAAGCGATCCAAGGAGACCATACGACGTTTAAGTGAGGCAAAGCTCGGTGATAAGAACCCGATGTATGGTAGGATTGTTTCTGCTGAAACTAGAAAGAAGTTAAGTGACGCAAAAAGTGGTGACAAACATTGGTCTTATGGTATTAATAGACCAGAAGAGACCATTGATAAAATACGAAAAGGTACATCAAATAAAGTTATCACTGATGTCACCAAAGATAAACTTAGTACATCTGGTAAACAAGCTTGGTCAAAAAGAAAATCATATTCGCGACGAGTTTCCGTGAACGGAGAGATATATAAATCAATAAGGGCAGCAGCTGAAGATCTAAATGTTAATAAAGATACAGTTTCTTATAGATGCGAACAAGATAACTACCCTTATTATAAATTTATAACTAAATAAAAACCAATACGATATGTCAGGCCTCTCCCATTATAAAAACTCCAAAGCAGGAATGAACAATTTCGAGCCTGTATATTTGAATCTTTTTGAAGTGACGTTGGTTCCGCCAACTGGCATCAATGCGGGTACTGGACAGAATGGACAGAACTTGATTCTTGAGCATGTTAAAAAAGTATCTGGTCTTGAACTTGATAAGAATCCAGGCGTTGTCGAACAACACTACAAGTTTGCCAAGAGACGTTATGCTGGTTCTAAGCCGGACACGACTACTATGGACATTGCGATCGACTTCGAGATCAACTTGAACGAGGCAAACTCGATGTACATATTCAAGACTCTTAGACAGTGGTCCGATCTTATATACAACCCGATGACTGGCGGTATGGCTCTTAAGAGAGACTACGTTGGATCTTCGTTGATCACCATGTTCAACAGGGCTGGAGACATCTTCAGAAGAGTAAGAATACCAGTTATCTGGCCGATGACAGCCATCAACCCGATGGAACTCGACTACCAGTCTACCGAGGTATACTCTCTATCTTTGACATTTGCTGTCGATTACTGGGAAGATATTTTTATCTAATTGTAAATCATATACTTGTAAAAGAGGCCTGAAACATTTCAGGC